CTAGTCTGCTTTGACAAGTACGCCACCCAGACGATTGCAGATCGCTTGTCTAACGCTGGAGTAATGATTGAGGATGTGTCAGGGCAGCAGTTTTACAAAGCCTGTGGAGACCTTGCAGAAGGACTCAATAATCATCGAGTAGTTCACAATGGGCAAGCCGAGTTTATCCAACAGATGAATAACTGCGCAGCTAAGGTCAATGATTCGGCGTGGCGCATCATTAAGCGAAAGAGTGCTGGAGATATCTCTGCACCGATTGGCTTGGCAATGGTCGTGAGCAAGTTAATGATCCCTGCACCTAAGCCACAGATATATACTTAGACACGCCCTAGCATATTGTCTAATTGCTTGACAAATGCTACAATTTCTGTCTATGGGTATCTTTTCGCGTAAGCCAGAAATATTAGAGGCACAGCTCGCGCCTAAGATTATGGGCGATGGCATTAACTCGATTTACAACTTTACATTCCCTGTAATTGGCAGACGAGATGCTATGGCTGTACCCGCTATTAAGCGATGCCGCGATCTTCTCTGCACAGTCGGATCTATTCCGCTAGAGTATAAAAAGAAGTCCACGGGCGAATCTATTGCAGCTCCACGATGGGTGCATCAACTATCTAAGTCACAGCCACAATTTGTTACTGTCAGTTATTTGGTTGATAGCCTTCTATTCTTTGGGCAAGCCTTCTTAGAAGTTACAGAGACTTATCAGGAGGATAATCGTCCTGCATCTTTTGAGTGGGTAGCAAATACTCGTATCACTTTTGATCTTAATGTAACTAACACTGTTGTAACTCAATACTATGTTGATGGTTCACCTCGTCCAATGTCTGGTCTTGGATCTCTAGTTACATTCCAAGCATTTAACGAAGGCGTACTTACAACAGGTGCAAGAACAATTCAAGCAGCTATCGACATCCAGAAGGCTGCTGCTGTAGCTGCTCAAACTCCGATGGCTACTACAGTGTTAAAAAATACAGGAGCAGATCTCCCACCTGCGGAAGTTCAAGGTTTACTGGCTTCATGGAAGTCCGCTCGTCAAAATCGTTCGACTGCATATTTGACCTCGACTCTCGAGGCGCAGAATATTGGCTTTAGCCCTAAAGACATGATGTACAACGAGGCAATCCAGAATCTTGCAACTGAGATTAGTCGATTGTGCGGCATCCCTGCTTACTACTTGTCAGCAGACCTCAACACATCTATGACATATGCAAACATCATAGATGAAAGAAAACAATTAGTAGCACTAGCGTTTCAGCCATACATCTCTGCAATTGAGCAGCGTTTAAGCATGGATGACATTTCTACTGCTGGTCACTATGTAAAGTTCGATCTAGATTCTACATTCTTGCGCGTTGAACCTATGGAGCGATTGCTAGTTATAGAAAAGATGCTTTCAATTGGTTTAATTACAATTGAACAAGCTATGCAGATGGAAGATCTAACACCTAATGGAAGCGAAGGCTAATGGAAAACTTATACATCGAAGCCACAATGATTGAGTGCAACGAAGAAAAGCGCGAAATCACTGGCAAGATAGTGCCCTTTGGTAATGATGAAATTGGCAGCACTAATCTTGGATCTTATACATTTGAGGCAGGATCTATTGAGATCGCAGACCCAACAAAGATTAAGCTCTTATCACAGCATGACATGAAGAAGCCTGTTGGTCGAATGATCTCAGCTCAACAAAAAGAAGATGGCATTTATGCAACCTTCAAGCTAAGCCGTTCACAGGCTGGCACAGATGCCCTCATCATGGCAAGCGAAAATTTGGTTTCAGGTTTAAGCATAGGCGCAGAGATCCTTGCATCTAAGCCATCACGCAACGGACACACAGTCGTAACAGCGGCTAAGTTAAAAGAAGTTTCTCTCGTAACAGAGCCAGCCTTTAAGTCGGCTCAGGTGCTAGAGATCGCAGCAGAGGAAGTTACCCCTGCTGAAGAAAACCCAACTACAGAAAGCGAGACAGCCGTGGAAGATACCACTTCAGCAGTCGAAGCAACACCTGCAGTAGAGGCAGCACCTGTCGAGGCTGCTCGCCCTACTGTAACAGCGATGTACTACACATCTCCAAGAATCGAAATCACAAAGCGTAACTACTTGGAGAACACACTAAAGGCTAACCTCTTTGGTGATGATGAATCTCGTCAATGGCTACGCGCTGCTGACAACGATCAGACAACAGGTGCAGGATTTATCCCAACACCACAAAGCACACAACTACTTAACTTCTTGTCTAACGCAGATCGCCCAATGATTGATTCAGTTTCTCGCGGAACAATGCCAGAATTTGGAAAAACATTTGAGTTGCCTAAGATTACTGAAGTGCCTTTAGTCGATCAGATCGATGAGAATGGTGCAGTTACAGATTCACAACTTGAAGCATCATTTATCACAGTCACAAAGAAATCATTTAAGGGTCGTGCGATCACAACTCTAGAACTCCTAACAAATTCAACACCTGCATTTCTAGATGAGCTTCTTGTCCAGATGGAATACGCTTACGCAAAAGATACTGAAGAATTTGTAACAACTGCTATTCAGGGCGCAGGTACTCTTAACGCAACAGCACAGGCTAACTCAGCAACAGGTTTGCTAAGTTATGTTTCAAGCGCAGCAGCAGCAGTTTATTCTGCTTCACTTGGTTTTGCTCGCAACATGGTTGTCACACCAGAGCAGTGGGCTAACATCATGTCATACAATGATGCTGGTCGACCAATTTACATCGCTGCAAATCCTCAAAATAATGCAGGAGTACTTTCACCAACAAGCTTGCGCGGTAATGTTGCAGGTCTTGATCTTCGTGTATCTCGTTACATGAAGGGTTCTGGTGGAGTAGGAACAGCAGATTATTCAATGGCTGTTATTAACCCAGATGCTTACACATGGTACGAGGGTGCTCGTCAGCAGCTTCGCACTAATGTTAACTCAGACGGAACTGTAGACATTCTACTATTCGGTCAGGGAGCACTTGCCACTAAGTTAGCGGCTGGCGCAAACTGGTTCAACCTAACCTGATAACTAGGTAACTAAGTCGCTCTGGGGAGTAGTAGCCCTCTACTCCCCAGAGTCTTTAGAAAGGAAACGCGATGGCACTTACGACAGTTGCAAGTCTAAGAAGCACTCTTGGAGTTGGCACATTGTATCCAGACGCGACCCTTCAATCCGTATGCGATGCCGCAGACGATGTCCTTCTTCCTATGTTATGGACTAACAGTAATTATGCTGTTTCACATTCCAGTATCGTAGGTCAAGGAACACTTTATTTTGATCAAGAACTTTTAGACACTTATTATGTCGGGCAGACAGTTACAATAACAGGATGCGGATCGTCTTTTAACGGATCTAAAGTTTTAACAGCAGTTACACCTTATTCAATAACAATGGCTACAAATCATGCCGCGATCAAGCCAGTGCATCCTATTGCACCTTTTGGCAAAGTCACAGCAACAAATTACACAGACTGGACTTCAGACGATGCTGTAATTAACGCTGCCCTTATGGTCAGTGTTGAAATCTGGCAAGCTAGAACCGCTACTCTCAGTGGATCTAATGCTGTCGATTTCCAGCCATCCCCTTATAGAATGTCAGCCCAATTACTGGCAAAAATAAGGGGTATGATTGCCCACGCGCTCGACCCACGCTCGATGGTTGGTTGATATGACTGTCCCAATCACGACCCTTAGAACTACTTTAGCCACAGCTTTAGTTGATAATACGAAGTATCAAGTTTTTGCTTTTCCACCAAGCACTGTTCTTGCAAACAGCGTAATTGTGAGTCCGGCAGATGAATACATCACGCCTAACAATAATCAACACATTACAATTAGCCCAAGGGCAAACTTCAAGCTGATCATTACCACCGCTTTATATGACAACGAGGGTAACCTCAATGGAATAGAAGATTTCGTTTGCCGCGTGTTTGCAAAGCTTGCAGCGTCTTCTTTGACCTATAATGTGAGCGCAGTAAGTGCGCCTAGTATTCTCAATGCTGCTTCAGGTGAACTGCTCAGTTGCGAGATGTCCGTATCAATCCTAACAAGTTGGAGCTAATATGTCAGAGCTAACACCAGAGGATCTAGCCTTCTTGAAGAAGATTGGTCAGATCACAGATGCACCAGCACCTAAGCCAGTATCAACCAAGAAAGATGAGGAATAATCCATGGCAATTTTCTTAAACAATAAGGTCGGATTTAAGATTGCTACAGTCAATCTTTCTGATCATGTAACTGCTTTTCAATTGAACCGCACAGTGGACGCCATCGAGGTAAGTGCCATGGGTGATACAGCTCACAAATTTGTGGCTGGACTCGCAGCGGATACAATTACAGTAACATTTCTGAACGACACAGCAGCAGGATCAGTCCTTGCTACACTACAGTCAGCATTCGGATCAACAGTTGCTTTCCAAGCAATTCAAGATTCATCTGCTGTGGTATCAGCAACAAATTTACTCTATAGCGGTACAATTTTTGTAGATAACCTTACAGACATCAATGGAGCTGTAGGCGATGAAGGTATGATCGACATCACATTCACATGTAACAGCAAGACTGCGTACGCTTCTACAGGTACTTGGTCATAAACTAACTAACAAGGGGGCTAACCATGGCAAGACTAAAGATCACTAGAACAGATGGAAGCGTATTAGAAGGCGAGATCAGCCCAGCGGTTGAATACTCGTTTGAATTATATGCAAAAAAAGGGTTCCATAAGGCTTTTCGTGATGAAGAGCGTCAGACGGATGTTTTTTGGCTTGCTTGGGAAGTTACTCGCAGATCAGGTGAAACTGTAAAGCCTTTCGGGATTGAGTTTATCGAGACACTTAAGAGTGTTGAGGTTCTAGACTCAGACCCTTTAGCTTAAAGCGCGATCTTCCATTCACCTATCTAATCGCTAGGTTAAGCATTAGATTGGGAATCGCGCCACAGCAATTGATTGAACTAGACAAGACCATGCTAGATGCCCTAGTAAAAGGTCTCAAGGATGAAGCGAAAGAGGTGAGCGATGCCAGTAGAAGTAGTAGGCGCGCTCGCCCTTAAGAAAGCCCTTAACAAGTATGCTCCGGATCTTGCAAAAGAATTGAGCAAAGAGCTTGGGGCTATTCTTAAGCCTGTTGTAAATGAAGCTCGATCCTATGTTCCTGTTCGCTCACCCATGAGTGGATGGAGTGAAGTAGATCGTCCAACGGGCAAGTTTCCTAAGTACAGTGCTTTAGAGATCCGCCGAGGAATCATTTACAAGACAACACCTTCTAAGCCTAACCGCGCTGGCTTTACTAACAGCATCCGCATTCAGAATAAGACTATGCAGGGTGCAATCTATGAAACAGCCGGACGCAAGAATGGTCAGGGACAAGATTGGGTCGGTGCTAAGGCAGGGGGAACATCTAAAGGTGTTTCTCGATCAGTCAATCCTTATGCTGGCAATCAATTCATTTCTAATCTAGGGCAACTTTATGGCACTGCTCGCAAGGGCGATCACCGCATGATGGGTCGCTTGATCTTTAGAGCTTGGGCTGCTACTCAGGGCAAGGCTAACGCTTCTGTGTTTAAAGCTATCGAAAACACGACCACTAAGTTTAATCGCCGCACAGCGATGGTAGATGTTAGGAGAGCAGCTTGAGTAATGTAGCCATTAACATTGCAGCAGAATTTACTGGAAAGAATGCTTTTAAAAAGGCAGAGACTTCTGTAGATAGACTTAATAAAAGCACCAAGCAATTAAGCAAGACTTTTGCTCGCACATTTGGCACTGCTGCTGTTTTGGCTTTTGGTAAGGCTTCTGTCAAAGCTTTTGCAGAAGATGACAAAGCTGCAACCGCATTAGGTACAACTCTTAAGAATCTAAATCTTGCATACGGATCAAACATTGGCACAGTCAATGGATACATCAATCGCTTAGAAGCTCAAACAGGCGTTCTCGATGATGAATTGCGTCCAGCAATGGATCGCTTGCTTCGCGCTACAGGCGATGTTGCACAGTCTCAGCAATTGCTTAACCTTGCGCTAGATGTTGCAGCCGGCACAGGTAAGAGTGTGACCCAAGTCTCACAAAGTTTGCAGAAGGCATATCTAGGGCAGACTCAAGCATTAGGTCGCTTAGGCGTAGGATTATCAAGAGCAGAGCTTTCATCTTCATCATTTGAGCAGATCCAGCAACGCTTAACAGAATTGTTTGCAGGACAAGCAGCCGCCGCTGCTGACACATTCGCAGGTCAGTTGGACAAGCTAACCATTGCGGCTAACAATGCTAAAGAGACTATCGGTAAAGGTCTCTACGATGCCATTACAGCCCTTTCAGGCGGCGGAGCAACTTCTGCCACAGACAACATTGATAAGCTTGCTAGTGGCATTGCAGACACTCTAAGCAATGCAGGTGAACTTATTGGCAAGCTTGAGAAGTTAAAGCCGGCACTTATTGCCATTGGTGTAGTTGCAGCAGCAGCCTTCTTGCCTATGACTACAGCAATTGCTGGCGCAATCTTCTTAATGTCAAGTCTAAACAAGGCACTTGACAAGCAATCTTTTGGTAAAGGTGTTATACCCAAAGGCTTAGGCAATGTCTCCATGACTGTCTCTGGTCAGGTTGATAACACTGTTTTAAAGACTCAGACTAAAGTCACAAAGCTTACAAAAGAGCAAGCGGCTGCACAGGCTAAGATTCTCAAAGACAAGAAGCTAACGGCGGCAATTGATAAGGCTAACCTTGCTCTAGGCAAGGGTGAGAATGTTTTTGATATTGACAAGATTCAACTTGCAGCAGCTCTTGTTAATCAAGCAGAACTACTAGGTAAAGCAACTTCATCTGCACAGCAAATGCAGATCGCTAACGATGTTGCTCGTCTAAATGTCAAGCAGTCAATGCTTGCGCTAGAAGAAGCAATCGCTTCTAAGGATGAAGCAGCCATTGTTGCTGCCACTAATAAACTTAATGCAGACCTTAAGATTCTTGGGGCTTTGTCTGGTCAGAGTGTCAAACTTACCGACATCAAATCAATCCTTGAAAGTCTTAAGCCTGTAGATCTAATCAATCAAGGCAACCTAGACGCTGCACTAGCCAAGATCCGAGAGATGCTTACCCTTCTAGCTCAGGCTAATGCTCAGGCTAAGGCTCCAATTCCGACAAGCGCATCACTGGGTTCTGGCATTCCATCCGGAGATTACATCGCGCCTATTCCAATGAGCGTAGGACTAACGGCATCAACTGCCGCACTGATCGAAGCGTCCGAGGCTATTCAAGCGCGAGCGGATGCTTTTGCTATGTTATTAGATCTTCAAACAGTTGCAGACACTCTTGCTCTAGCCAATAGCTCTTTAGCGACATCAACTGCTGCTCAATTGTTTAACATTGAAGATGTAGCTAGAAGCTCTTTGATTGCTGGTCTAGCAGGTGGTGCTGGAGTTTCAGGCGCAGTAAGCGGATCAAGATACGCAGCTCAAGCTGCTAACGCGTACAACATCACTATCCAAGCAAACACTATTGCTAATCCAGAAGAACTCACTAACCTTGTCCAGAACAGCCTTATCCAACTCAATAAGCGCGGTGATCTCTTGACTACTGCTGGGGCGTTATGACCAGACCAGTCATCAATGTAATTATTAACTTTTCTACAGGTGCAGGGTTTGGCAATCCATTCATCTTGGATCAGTCTAAGTTAGGCAGCCTTGATGTATTAGCTGATACGACTTCTTTAATTGTCGATATTTCAAATCAAGTAGATAGCATTTCTTCAAGTCGTGGACGACAGATCAACACAGAGCAATTCAACACAGGCACAGCAAGTGTTCGTATTCTTGACCAGAATGGTGACTTCAACCCACAGAATCCATCGAGCCCTTATTACACTTATTTAAACCCAATGCGTAAAATTGCTATTACTGCAACTTACTTGGGAGTAACTTATCCAATTTTTGCTGGATATATTACTAACTACAACACGACCACGCCTAAATTTACAGGCGACTTGGTTTATACAACTCTGACAGCGGTAGATGGTTTCCGGCTATTCCAGAATGCTCAATTCTTTGGAGTCGTTGGAGCTACAACAGGTGAGACCACAGGCTCACGCATTACCAAGATTCTTGACACCATTCAATTCCCTGTTTCTATGCGAGACATCGATACAGGACTGACCACAGTCCAAGCAGATCCGGCGACCCAGCGCACAGCTCTAGCGGCTATGCAGACTGTTGCAACTACTGAATATGGCGCAATCTACATAGATGGATCTGGCGATGTGGTTTTCCAAGATCGACAACTGACCACCACATCTATAGCAGCTACTCCGGTAGTTTTTAAAGACGATGGCACAGCAATTGGCTACAACGATGTCAAATGGGTTTTAGATGACTCTCAGGTCTATAACAAGGCTACAGTGACCCGACAAGGTGGATCTGTCCAGACTGTCACTAACCAAGATTCTATCGACAAATACTTCACTCACAGCTATAACCAATCTGGCTTGCTTATGCAGACAGATGCAGAAGCTTTGCAATATGCCCAAGCATTTATCGCATCACGACAGGAAACCTCAATCCGCGTGGATGAGCTGACCCTAGATCTTCAGCAGGATGACTACACAGCCGGCACAATTGCAGGTTTGGATCTTGACTTCTTTGATCCCATTACTATTACCACGACACAGCCTAACTCAACATCCTTGACAAAGACTGTTCAGGTATTCAATATCGCTCATCAAATCAGACCCGATTCATGGAAGGTCAGGTTCGGCACAGCCGAGCCGATCATCGATGGCTTCATCTTAGATTCCACTGTCAGTGGTATTCTAGGAACATCGGTATTAAGTTACTAAGGAGAAACAATGGCAGCAGGACAAGGCTTTAAGACATTTGCCACCGGCGATGTCCTTAGCGCATCGGATGTGAATGGCTATCTTATGCAGGGAGTCTTGGTGTTTGCCGATGCTACCGAGCGTAATGCGGAAATCACATCTCCACAAGAAGGACAGTTTGCATACCTTAAGGATACGAATGTCACCACTTATTACACTGGAAGTGCTTGGGCTAACCTAGACACTACTGGCATGACTAATCCAATGACTACTACAGGTGACACGATCTATTCATCAAGTGGATCTACCCCTGCTCGTCTCGGCATTGGTAGCACCGGACAAGTCCTCACAGTCTCAGGCGGAGTCCCAACATGGGCAACTGCAGCAGGTTCAAGTGGGCCAGCATTTCGCGCATTTAGAAACGCAGACCAAACAGTTACAGGCAGCACATCAACCAAGATTCAATTTGACCAAGAAACTTTTGACACGGATGCTTGTTTTGACCCAACTACAAATTATCGTTTTACACCAAATAAGGCAGGTTATTACGAAGTAACTTGCCAAATACTTTTTCAAGGCGCAGGTACTTTTGGAGAAGTAAAGATTTTTAAGAACGGCTCGGCAACTTCTGGCCATAGAGACGCTGGACAAGAAGGAGTTGGTTATGCGGCAGTTAGTGATTTGATTTCAATGAACGGCACAACTGATTATCTTGAAGGTTATTGTTACATTGCAGATGGTGCTGGTACTGAAAAAGTTTTAGGCTATTCAGATGCAACATTTTTTAACGCAGTATGGATTAGGAGCAACTAATGTCACTTTATGCACAAATAATCGAAGTCTATCCACAATTAACGCCTAAAGATTTTGACCCAACTTTCGGCACTATTGGGCTTAGAGATGATTCAGATGGATTAGGCGCATACATTGAAAAGTGGCAAAATGCTTTGCCATTGCCCGAAGGCATGAAAATCGGCAAATGACATTTCCACAAGGCACATTGCCGCGTTTGATTCAGGTTGCGCTCGCTGAGGTTGGCACAGCTGAAACCGGCAACAATGAAACAAAGTACGGCAAATTTATGAAAGCCGATAAATTGCCATGGTGCGGAAGTTTCTTAAATTGGTGTGCATCAGAAAGTGGCGTAAAAGTGCCAAATGTCGTGAGCACACGCGCTGGAGCTGAGGCATTTAAGAAAGCCAAGCAATGGCACACAACGCCAAAGATTGGTGA